GTTGAATGGGTTTGGGACAACGGTGCATTAAAAGCTGTTGAGTTAGAAAAAATAAAAGCTCAGATCGAAGAAGACACTAAATCAAGAGTACTACGGGAAGAGCGTAATCTTAGAGCTTTCAGTGCATTACTGAAATCTATAAACTAATAAATAATATCGATATAACCCAGGTAGGAGACCTAAGAAAATGTCTGATCAGGAATATAATATCCTTAAAGACGGTATCGAAGAAGCCAAAAAAGTAGACCATACAGGTGGCTCTGGAGTTCCGGCTGCAGAAGTTCCTGACCCAGTGGGTGCTAAGTCTTCTAAGAGAAGAGCCGACAAGGATGCGGGCGATAAAGCCCCTCTAAAAATGCCAACTACTAAAGCAGGTATGATCGCTTCGTTCGTTAATCGTCTTAACGGCATGAAACTCAGCGACATGCATGACCTTTATGGTGCACTGGCTGAAGAATCTGAAGAAGAAACACAAGAGATCGTAGGTATCGACGTTAGCGAAGATATCGACGCTCTACTTAGTGATTCTGATTTCTCAGAAGAATTCAAAGATAAAATCACTACAATCTTTTCTGCCGCTGTTGGCGCTAAGGTTGCCCAAGAAACCGCTCGTATTGAAGAAGAAGCTCAAGAAAGATTCGAAACCGAAATCGAGTCTGCTAAAGACGAGCTTGCTACTAAAGTTGACGAATACCTTTCATATGCCACAGAAGAGTGGATGAAAGAAAACGAAGTAGCAGTAACTTCTGAAATCCGCGCAGACATTGCAGAGAGCTTCTTTGAAGGTCTCAAAACATTGTTTGCAGAGCATTATGTTGAATTACCAGACGAAAAAGTAGACCTGTTCGCCGAAATGACTGCAAGACTTGATGATCTTGAAGAAAAGCTAGACGAGCAAATTACTAAAAATGCAGAGCTGGTAAAAGAAAACACTTCCTTTAAAGCAGAAGAAGCATTTAGTCGCGTTGTTGTCGGTCTTGCCGATACTGAAGTTGAGAAAATGAGAGCTTTTGCTGAAGGCATCGACTTTAGCGATGAAGATGACTTCCAGAAAAAATTGGAAGTAGTACGTGAAAATTACTTCCCTACCAAACAGCCCGAATCTGTTGTAGACGAGGAATTGGATGATCCTGAAGAGGATAATGTCGTTATTAAAGATCAAACTATGAGTGCTTATTCGGATGCTATTCGTAGAACGATTCGTAAATAACTTTTTGATAACTTAAGAGTAAATAGGAGAAAATAATGTACTCTGAAGAACTTACAAAAAAGTGGCAGCCCATCATTGAGCATCCTGATCTGCCTCCTGTTCAGGACGTTCACCGCCGGTCCACTTTGGCAACAATCTTGGAAAACCAAGAGCGTGCCGCAAGAGAAGATGCCCACGGTTCTGGGGGCTATCATGCTCCATCACTTTTGGGAGAGGCAGCTCCCGTAAACGCAACAGGCGCAAATATTGACACATACGATCCAGTGCTTATTTCACTGGTTCGTCGTTCGATGCCAAACCTCATTGCATATGATATCTGCGGCGTTCAGCCAATGACAGGCCCAACAGGCTTGATCTTTGCAATGCGCCCACGTTACAGCACACAAGGTGGTACAGAAGCTCTGTACAACGAAGCTGATACAGACTTCTCAGCATCAGCTGCTGGTAACACAAACTCTATCCAAGCTGTTAACGCATCAGCTGGTACAGGTCACACTGGTACAGATCCAAACGCTCGCGCATCTGGTTCTGGTTATACCGTTGAGACAGGTATGTCAACAGCTAGTGCTGAAGCTCTTGGTGACGGTACAAGCAATGCCTTCCAACAAATGGCATTCTCAATTGAGAAAATTTCTGTAACAGCCGTTAGCCGTGCGCTGAAAGCTGAGTACACAATGGAATTGGCTCAAGACCTTCGCGCGATTCACGGCCTGGACGCTGAAACAGAATTGTCAAACATTCTGTCTTCTGAAATCCTTGCTGAAATCAACCGTGAAGTTGTTCGTACAATCAACTATTCAGCTAAAAAAGGTGCCGACCAAGGCAACGTAACAACAGCTGGTTCGTTTGATCTGGACGTTGACTCCAATGGTCGTTGGTCAGTTGAGAAGTTCAAAGGCCTGATGTTCCAAATCGAGCGTGATGCTAACAGCATTGCTCGTGACACCCGTCGCGGTAAAGGTAACATCATCATCACATCGAGTGATGTTGCTTCTGCGCTGCAAATGGCTGGTGTACTCGATTACACACCTGCTCTCAACAACAACCTGAGCGTTGATGACACAGGCAACACATTTGCTGGTGTTCTTAACGGTCGCTACCGTGTATACATTGACCCATACTTTGCTTCTACCTCAGGTGGTCGTCAATACTACACAGTTGGTTACAAAGGCTCGAGCGCTTTTGACGCTGGTCTGTTCTATTGCCCATATGTACCGCTACAAATGGTACGTGCAGTTGGTGAGAACACCTTCCAGCCGAAAATCGGCTTCAAGACTCGTTACGGTATCGTAGCTAACCCATTCGCCACAGGTGGCGCAGATGGTAACATTGGCTTCGGTGGTAACACACAGTCTGCCAACATCTATTACAGACTGGTTAACGTTAAAAACCTTATGTAATAATAAGAGTAGG